TTTTTTGATGCAACTACAGAACCACCAACTTTACCAGAAAAGTTTGTTTCTGAATCTGCTCCATCTGGGTTGTTTAGATAAGCACCACCTTGAACGTAGTAGCTACCAAAAGCATTGCCACCTTCATACCCTAAATGAGCGTCCGTTCCGCTTCCTGTGAAATTTTTTCCTGTGTAAGAACCATTGTTTTCTACTGATAAGTAGAATCCAGCAAACGCAGGTGTTGATAGTGCTGAAGCAGCAGCTAGTGTTAATACTCTTTTGATCATTTTTTAAAAATTAAAAATATATCTTAAACGATTTCAAATTAAATTCAACTTTCGGGTGTTGCTGTTTCTGGTTCGTCCTCTTTGTTTTCATCGTCTATCTGTTGCTGAAGAATCTTCATCGCACCAGTTAGCTCGTGTAGAGCAACAACAAGCTGCTCTCTTTCGACAGCTAATTGCTGTAATTTTTCTTGTAAGTTCATTTATTCGTAAACTTTTTTACCTGTAACAATAGCAGCATCTATAGCTGTGAAACTTTCAGATCCCCAGATAGAAGTCGTTCCATCATTCTTTTTGTAGGCTTTGATAATTTCAAGATGTTCAGTATTTCTCTGAATCATTGCTTTCCATTCTGCTTCAGTATCTGAAGATCCTGTTCTTGTACCGTATGCAGCAAAGTCGGCATCTGCATTGATTACAGTTACGCTATCGCCAGCAGCAGAATAAATCTTTGCGATTTCATCAGCAGTTTTTTCTTCCATAATAAAAAAGTAGTTGTTTACAGTTTACCCTGCTTCGAGGGCTGTGACTTTTGCTGATAGTTCTTGTACTGCTTTTGTAAGTATTGGAATTAAAGCTGCTGGTGCAACTTCCAATCTATCAATATTTTCTTTATCAACCATACGAATATAATCATTTTTATTTCCTAAAGTAGCATCAACTTCTTGAGCAATAAAGCCAAGCTGTGTCTTACCGTCATTTGCACTTGGTGTCCTCATTGACCAAGTAAATTTTCTTGGTTTTAGACTATTTATCAGGTCTAATCCATCAGTAACATCAACTATATTTTTTTTATCTCTTTCGTCTGAAAGACCAGAGATTGATGTTTGTTGACATCTTAATGCTGCAATACTACTGTCTCCTAAAACAATATTATTTGATGTTGTATCACTAGGAGCTTGAGAATTATATCCAATTAATGTATTATTATCACCAGTTTGACCAACGCTAAGACCTGCAATATTACCTACAAAAGTATTTCGGATACCTGATGTGTTTCTTTCTCCAGCGTTATTTCCAATTGCTGTGTTTCTTTCTGCATTATTGTTGAGCAAAGCCTTTCTACCAACAGCAACAGAGTTTGATGCAGTTGTGTTACTAAATAAGGTTTGATAACCTACTGCTGTATTTGATTCACCTGTTGTGGTTGATTGAAGTGCCGATTGACCCACCGCTACTAAATTACCTCCTGTAGTGGAGAATCTTAAAGCATCAGTACCAACTGCGGTATTAGTTGTTCCAGTTGTATTTGCACTTAAAGCACTAATTCCTACAGCAACATTGTTGTCACCTGTAGTATTAGCATCTAAAGCAAAACAACCTACCGCAACAAGATTTGCTCCTGTTGTGTTTGCTAATAAAGCATTTCTTCCAACTGCGGTGTTGTTATTTGCAGTTGTGTTTGATGCTAATGCACCTTGTCCAACAGCAGTATTACTATCTCCTGTTGTGTTGTCTCCTAATCCACTATTACCTACAGCAATATTAAAACTTCCTGTAGTGTTTGCATCTAAAGTTTCTTTTCCTACCGCTACGTTAGATGCTCCAGTTGTGTTTTCTTGTAAAGCAGATTTTCCTACTGCGGTGTTATTATCTGCGGTTGTATTACTAGTCAAAGCATTTACACCTAAAGCAGTATTACTTCCACCTGTCGTATTCGCATCTAAAGCAAAAGTACCTAAAGCTGCATTGTTAGTTCCAGTTGTATTTGCTGCTAATGCAGATTTGCCGACTGCTGTAGTATTAGATGCTGTAGTATTTGCTGCTAAAGATTCATGTCCTAATGCTACATTGTTAGATCCAGTTGTGTTTGCACTTAGAGAAGTCGTCCCTACTGATGTGTTATCATTTCCTGTTGTATTAGCATCTAAGGCTACTACACCTATAGCTACGTTGTTAGCTCCAGTTGTGTTGTCTTTAAGAGCTAGATACCCAACGCCTGTATTGTTATCAGCAGTAGTGTTATCTTCTAAACATTGTCTACCTACTGCAACATTTTGACTGCCTGTTGAGTTTGCAGATAAACTATTAACACCAATAGATATGTTGCTATTTCCAGTTGTATTTGCATCTAAAGAATAAGCCCCTACTGATGTGTTCTGTGTTCCAGTTGTGTTTTCTGTTAAAGAATTAAAACCTATACCTGTATTGAAACTTGCACTTGTGTTTGCATCTAAAGAATTAGTTCCTACAGCTACGTTTTGAGTTCCAGAAGTTAATTCTGTAAGAGCATTTTTACCAATAGCAGTATTATTTGAACCAGAAACAGAAGCATCTAAAGCACTTTCTCCAAAAACAGTGTTACCAGCAACAGAGTTTGCTCCTTTTCCTACAGTTACGCTATTTATACTTGCATCAGCACTAGAAGTTAAACCACCAGATAAAGTTCTTAAATCAATCCAGCCATCATTAGCTGTATTACGCATTTTTAAAATATTATTTCCTGTATCAGCCCAAAATGTATATGCCTTTTTATATGCAGGCTCAGAAGCCCCACTATTCATTGTTAATATTGCATCAAATATCTCATTCATGTCGGCTCGGACGTTCGCTCCTGTGGAGTTGTCTACGACATAATTTGCACCAGTAGCGACTTGTGACATTACTTAACTCACTTTTTCTTTTAAGTATATCTTAAACCAATACTAACTACCACGCCCAAATCCTGTAGCGGCATATTTGAAATTTCTATTAACAAAATTAGAACCATTCTTTATATCAATCGTAAATCCAGTTCCAGAAATACTAGACAAAGCAAAGAAATCTCCTGATTGTGCATTTTCTATCGTAATTCCAATATTAGGAAGATAAGCAGAAGTAGATCCACCAAGTTCAGATGTTCCTGTAAAGAAAGCGTGTTGGAACGTAACTGCTTTACTAGACGTTCCAGATGCAATAACAGTATTAACAGTTTCAGTCCTGCTGTTTAATTCAGCAGAATAACCTAACTGATCTATTTCAATACTTTGTGCAGGATCATTACTATCCATTTCACATCTAAATTTGAATCCTCTTCCGATAAACGTACCATTGGCAAGTGTATTAAAGTCAGAAAACTCAGCACTATAAGTACAGTTTCCACTTGTTGTCTGACTAGAAGTAGCAGTCAAAGTAAAGGTACTGGTACTAGGAACTGACTGAATTTTGTAATGCCCATCAACACCATTACCAGAAGTAAAATCAACAGTTACAAAACTACCAACAGAATAACCATGAGAAGATTTGGTAATCGTAATAGTTGTTCCTGATTGTGCGTAGGTAGCTGATACTGAAGTATCTGGATCGCTGTCAGTTGTTGCCACTAATAGTTTTGCGTTTACATCAGTTGCAGTAGCACCATCAAAATCTGTCCATGTATCTATATTTGCTGTTCTTTTATCAATCAGATCATTAGGATAAAAACCCTGAGTAACAAAATGCCTTGTTAATCTCAAAGGTTGTTTGCCACCTAAATCTAAAGTATTAGCAAAGTCATAATGACCACCAGTAATATCAACAGCACCGATAAAATCAAAATCTGCAATAGCATCAAAGTCTGATATATCATCAAGAGTTACAAGCGATCCAAGGACAAGACCATTGACTTCATCACTAAAGAAACAGTCAACTTTATTTCCAGCAAAAGGAGGAGAATCTGTATCTTCTCTATCTGCCAATACAATTAATTTAGGAACAGGGTCAGGGGTCGTAACAACAATAGATGTCTCTCCAGAACTTAGTCTGCCACCATCATCTCTGAATTTAAGGATATATTCTCCATCTACTGCTGGTACTAATGTTTCAGATACGTTTCCTGGTAAAGCAGGGATAATATCAACAGAATTAGTAAATGTTCCCGTTCCATCTGTCAGGTTACTATGCCTGACAACTACGTTTCCACCATGCGTAACATCAATATCCGTAGCTTTATCAAAACGTAATCGTACAAATTGATCTGATACTGGTTCGACTAATAATCCTGTTACATCCTGTGGTAATGCAGTTTTACCTTCAGCTTCAAATGTTAGATCAGTCGATGTGGCAGATAACTGACCTTGAACATTATATGAAAATATCTGTATTTCATAAGTACCTTTCTGACTATTTAATATCTCAAAATCAGGTCTTGATACTCTTTCACTTACATAGTTACCATTTTCAAAACGATAATTTACCTGATATTCAATAACACCTACAATAGGTTGCCAACTGATAATTAATTTAGAAACTGCCTGATTATTAATAGGAATAATCTTTTCAACAGCTACAAGACCAACAGGAGGATTTGTTAATTCATCTAACTTACTAACATCTCTAGCTGGTAAAGCAGAACCATCTTCAATAAATGCGTATTTTTCATTTATGTAAGATAAAGCAGTAATCACATAATTTATGCCATCTTGTTCCTCTACATTGATAACTCTAAATAACTGTGCCTGTACCGTAGAGTTTTGAATTAACCAAACTGTATTTACATTAGGAGTCTGAGAAAAGGCAGAACTGACAGTAACAGTACCATTTGAGACAGATGATATTGTTCTACTTTCAATTGTTCCATCAGGTAAAACTACACTTAAAGTTGCATCACCTACAGGATTACCACTAGCATCTACCGCAAAATCTGTTGCAGTCGTATCATCAACAGTTACAACAGTAGTAGAAGTAACAGCTTTTAATCTTCCACCTCTTCTTACCCCTGCTCTTACTGGATCGTTTATTTCGATAACAGCACCAGGTCTGACTATCGCACCAGAATCTATAGATGTTGTAAATGTACAGATTTCAGTTTCATTGGCTTCGCTGAAGAGTATTGCACGACCCAATCTGGCAGCTTGCCCTCTTGAGGTACAGGCAAATGCTTTTACCTGCTTAACAACAGTTCCGATCTTACTTATTAAAGTGCTATCTTCTACAACTTCAAAATCCACTTCCTGTGAATCCATATTAAAGTAAGAAACAGAAACCACGCTATGTCTTGTTTTTAGACTACTTCCTGAGTAACTAAATCCTGATTCCCTTACGTTAGATAAGTTAAAAAGATAACTTGCATCTGTTGGTTTATCCTGTGTCATTGTTATTGTTCCAGCAGACCATATCGGCATACAACGCATTACACCTGCAAGCTCATTTATCAGATCAAATGCTTCACTAGAGTTTTGAATATTTACATTGCAACTAAATCTTGCTTCCTGTCCTCCTCTTCCATCATCAACAAGAGTATTAGCAAACTTACTTGCATTAACAAAGGAGAATAAATCTAAACTACTGTCTGTTATATGATCTCCAAAGCCATATCTTGTATTGGTGAGTAAATCTAGTAGGCACATCGCTGGACAGTTAGTGTAAGTCGCAGCACCCATCACTCCATTAAAAATATAGCCGGTTGGATAAACAATACGACCAGTAGCATTATCTACTGTTGGTGTACCCGATCCACTAGCTCCCGCACCTGGAATCCTTACCTTTATTCCTCTAATCCTAAATTTTCTAGCTGGTATAGAGCTAAATAATTGCGAATCTAATCTTATGGAGTTGTATGAACTATTGTCATAAGTAAATGCTTCGTCAACTATCTCTGTAAAACTTGTAAATTGAAAAGCATCTATAAGAGATGTATCTGTGCTATCTGCTGTAACTCTTATAACTCGAATATCAACAGGAAAAGCACCTGTGATATTTACCCTATAATCTTTTTGGTATTGATCTGCTGTGCGACCTGTTACTGTGTCTGTTATAACATCAGTAAAACCACCAGAATTATATTGAACTGCAATTTTAAGTTGGACAGAAGAACCTAATAAATCACCGTCATTTGTTGCTTTTTGTAGCTGCGGAAATGTTATTGATACCTTTACTGCATCGACACTTGTATTTGTAACCTGTTTTGTTACAGGAGAATCTACTGTTACACTTACACCAACGGGAGTTATGGATTGACTGGTTTCAATTCCAGGTATTTTTGTTTGACTTGATGTTCCAAAACGTGAAACAAAAGAAATATTCTGAAAATTAAAGTCATTGGTAGCAGGACTCGATGAACTGGCTGTTGCTTTTAAAACAGGAGTATTATTTAAAAATACATCTTTTAATGACGCATTTGTATAGGCAGTAGTTCCTTTTGTTAAACCCTCTTTGGAAGGAGAAGCAAAACCTTCTATCTCTCCTTCGGAGATAAGATCAAGAAAAGTAGCAAACTGCTTACTGTGTAAAGTATCAGGAGTTCTTGTAGGTTGTCTTGGAGGGGGAGGAGGGGGAGGCCCACCAGCACCTCTGATTAATTTAGGATCTTTTGTCATGCTTGTACCTGCTCAGTATCTATTCCTCCACTTATTACAACACTTCCTGTAAAAATTTCACCATAAACTATAGGAACTGGAGTACCTGCCCTGCTTGTCTGCTGCGTTCCAGAGAAATTAAAGGATAATTGTGGATCTTGTTCTGATGTAAACTCTTTTGGTTTTGGCAGAGGAAATAACATTTCAGATACTCCTATAAGTGCCAAACCAATACCTAATTTAACACCAGTTGTACCAAAAAAACCACCTGTAAGACCTGTTGAAAAACTAAAAGAAGCTCCTCCAGTGACAAAAGCTAATCCTATCAAAGCACCTCCTAATAATGTTTTTCGTAAGCCTCCGCCAGCACCAGCAATAACGGGAATAAAATGTATATCTTCTTGTCCTATGGGATAGGTTAGTTCTGCTTTATCTATCTCATAATTACCAATTTTTACCTGATAATATTTTGGACTCATGAATTTATCTATTCCTTCAAAATTATTAATTAAAAAACTTACTGCTTTTGCAAGACTGTCTACCTGTACCTCAAATTCTTTATGACCAACAAAATCTGCCAGTTCTCCATATAGTTTTATCTTACGAAGCATAACGATACCTCCCTCCTGTGCATTTTAGTAACCATTCAGAATAAGATTCTCTACAACTAAGTCTATCTGTTAAATGGTGTAATACTTCACCATCAAGAAACAAAGCAACGTGATTTAATCCATCTGCCATGATTGACATGAATAATAAATCACCATTCTCTAACTTTTCTTCTTGTCTCAACTGTCTAAAACCAGTTCGCCATGCACATCTTTCAAACATTGGATCTTTCAAAAACTCTTCTGGTGTTATAGGTCTTTCCCAATCTTTTAGTTCAATACCTTTTTCCTGTTTATACCAATCTCTAACTAAAGACCAACAATCAGTAACACCCCAGACCCACGGACGACCTAATAAAGGTGCTTTATACCCTGATGGTTCATAATATCCCCATTGTTCTGTTTTTGGGTTAACAATATGCCACGGAAGTTTACTTTGTTCACAACTTAATTTATCTGCCTGACTAGCTATTGGTGGGGTGACAGGGTGAGAATGAACAACGGCAACAATATCTCCTTGATTTGATGCTTTGACATAATCAACTGGATCGAGAATAAAACATTGATGAGCAGTCATAGCAAGATTATTACAAGGAAAATATCTTTCTTTACCTTTAATATTTACTAATAATCCAACAGATTCTTTGGGATCTTGGTCTTTTGCATGAACCAATGCAGTTTCTTTCCAATTCATCCGTTAATAGTTCCAATAGAGGGAAACTCTGCTCTTGTGCATTGTCTTTTAGGAGCACGAATACCTGCTAAGTCTAATACTGCTGCAAGTTCAAAAGTTACAACTTCTCTATTTTCTGCTGACTTACGATCAATTGAGTAAATTTCCTGTGGAAACTCTGCATTAGGATCTGGTGTTCCATAAGGATTTACATTGCTTGGAAAGTTTACAGCATCTAAAAATTTAGCAAGAGTTCTAATACGAGTGACAGTAGCACCAGTTAAATCATTTCCTGTTGTAGTTTCATTTACATTTAAAAGAATAGCTGTAATTGTTCCTAATGCGTTACTAACGGTCAAGGTAGGTCTAGGTAGTTGTCCTTTTTGAAAAGCAAAACCTTCAGCCTGTATAGGAAATCTTTGATATGTATCACCAGCCCAAACTATTTCACCATTATCTTTCAGACTTGTTCCATTATGAAATCTATGAGTTGTAACTGATCCATGCAATGCTGCTGTAGTTGTAAGAGTAAAAAGTTCTATTATTGCTGATGGATTAATACTTTGTAGATCACTAACAACAGAAGCACTACTCATGGTTCAAACACCTCTCTAAATGTTGCCTGTACTGTGGCTCTATTGTTATATGGTATAGATTTTGACCAACCTTCGCAAACAAATTGACTTGCAACACCATGACTTGAAATCGTGATTGTTACTGTAGTACCTGATTGAGAATAAGTTCCTGTCTTTGTAAACCCTTCTCCTGGTGGAGTAAAAGTAAAACTGGCACTATCATTTGCTCTACTGTCTAAAAATCCTTCTATAGTGTCCGCATCTGTTTCCGACACGTTGAAAGTAAAATTGTATATTTTAGGATTCTGATGAGCAGCAAGTCCAAATAAAATTCTGTGTTCGTAGCCGTCAGCAAAACGAACTGTTCTAGTTAATGGTGCGGATCTTTTTTGTTGTCCGTATGTTGGTGTGATTGATGGAAAAGTAGCCATTATGCAAGTAAACCTCCAGGTCTTTTCTGTTTAATTAATTCTGTCTCTATAGCTGCTGATAATGCAACACCTAAAGCTCTACCTTCATCTTCATCTCCTTCTACGTTAGAACCAGAAGCATCTACGTTTACTACGATATTTGTTGAACCACCTAAAGACTCATTTGGAGTAACTGTACCTGTAACTCCTGGAGTAAACATCTCAGGACCACGTTCTCCGACAATATATGATCTACCTGCTCTCGCAGTACCACCATCGGCTAGAAACGCACTAGCTGATGCACTACCAACAAACATACTTGAAGTTCCAGCACCAACACTACCAAAAGAAGCAAAGCTGCTACCAAAACTAAACGGATTTAATAAATTTCCAAACATTCCAAGAAATCCTTTTTGTATTTGTGCAGCAGCCATCTGTGCAGCCATATCCAAGAAATGATCTGCTATACGCATAAACATATTTCTAAACGCATCTCCAACACTCATTGTTCCTTTGATAATTCCTTTAAAAGATTCTTGGAAAGAACTTCCTATTGTTCTTGAAAGTTCTACAGTTTGGAATTGTGTGTTATTAAGTTTTCTAAGTTCTTTATTTATTCTTTCAACTTCAGATACTACTGAAAAACCTGCCTCTTCAGTTGCAAATTTTAACTCGGTAAATCCCTCTTTGATTTGAAATAAGTTTTGTATTGATTCATCACTTTCAACATTTAATTTATCGAGTTCTTTTCTATTATTTATTATTTGATTTATATTACCTTGACCTGTTGGATTTGCTGGGTCAAATTGTCTTACTTTTTGTTCTTCTTGTTTTAATTTAATAACTTTCTTTCTTCTCATATCAATAAGTTCATTGATTGCTGCTTCTGCACCTTTTTGATTTAATAAATTTGTTACTCTAATTTGATCTTGTATAGTTAAATCTTTAGATGCCTGTTGAATTGCATTTAAAGTTGAAGATACATCATCTGCTTGAGCAAATCCAGAAAATAAAGCAAAATCTCCTCCAAAAAACTTAGCTAAACCTACACTTGCTTCTCCGAATCTTTTAAATTGTTCTAAAACTTTGATAGCTTCTTCTTTTGTAACTCCTAAAGACTTACCTAATTTATTAATTTGAGTAGAGCCAATATTTGCACTTATTCCCATACTTCTCATTTCAATATTTAAATCAGATACTTGTTTTCTAAATTCAACAATTTTTTGAAGTTCTTGAGTAACGGCAGTAGCAACAATAGAACCAGCAAAACCAAATCCAGGAGATAAAGCCCCACCTAAAGCACCTCCAAGACCACCAGCTATAGCACCTGCACCTCCTTGACCAAATAGTAATGGAAAACCACCACCAATAAGACCACTTTGTAATGCACCTTTAGCTCTTGCAGTTCTACCTCCTTGAGAAGCAAATATACCTCTAGGATTTGCACCTTTTCCAATGCCTCTTTTTTGCATAAAAGATGCTTCAGAAGGACCAATAGGTGCTGAGTATTGTGTTTGACCAGTTGCACCAAAATTAGCTATTCCAGCTTGAGTACTTAATATTTGTGCAGTTTTACCTGTGTTTTTATCAATTTTCTTTTGGTGTCTTAATTGCGATTTTAAATTTGCACTAAAAGCAGGGCCGATAGGTCTTTCATATTGAGTGCCTGGTCTAATACCAAATCCTGAGGCTTCTCTTGACGCTCGACTTGCAGCAAGATTTCTTAAGATTCTTGGATTATTATTAACAGTCATCATTGGATTTGGACCTTGCATTGGACCAAACATCGGACCTTGCATTGGTAGTGGACCTATAAACTGTTGAGGACCAAATGGCACAGGAGTTCTACCTTGTTTTCTATTTTGTCTATCTATAGATTTTTGTTGTGCAGTAGTAAAAACATTTGGAGATTGTATTTGATTAGCTGATTGACTAAAACTTTTAAATCTAGTATTACCACCTTGAAATCTAAATTTATTCATTAATAAAGTTCTTTCTTTAAGCTCTTTATTAACCATTCTTTCTGCTGTTGCTAGATCTCTAGCAGCCAAAATACTAGCTTTTGTTCCTAAAACAGTATCTTTAAATTCTGATTGTGCTTTAGATAAAGCCGCAGATAAATTATTTAACGTGGCAATATTAGTCTTAGCAGTTTGACCTATTTCTCCTAAACCTTTTCTTGCTTGTTCTGCTATTTTCGCAGTTTTATCTAATTGTTTATTAAACGCAGTTAATTTATTAGTATTCTTTATAGCAACAGATATATCTACATTATAATTAGCCACTTGCTATAAAAATCAAAACATTTTCTCTATATTACCTCTTTTTACCTCTTAAAGCATTAGATCGTTGTGCTTGTTCTTTTTGTTTTTCATATTCTTCATTTTCTATTTCTGCATAAGCAGCCCAACCTATCATTTCTTCAATAGTAAGAGTCTGACATAACTCAGCTACAGTTTTATGTAACTGTTTTGCTAATGAAAATAAAAACTTCCAATCGTTATTAGCTTTTTAAATCGGCTTTAGCCTCTGCAACCTCCTTATCAGCACCAGCATTTACCATAGCTAACTGAATTTCTTCAAGAACAGAAGCTTCGATCTCTCTTCTTAATGAAGCTTTATCTCCATCTTGAAAAAGCCTTACACTATCTTTGTCTAATGATTTTTCTATCATCATCTGTAATGCATAGTCATTAACATCATCAGAATTTGATTTTTTTTGTATTGCTTCTCTTT